ATATATAAGCATTAAATGTATTTGGTTTGCAAAGATATTCAATCATCATTATTTCAGCAAATACGGTCTTACCACACTGTCTTGACCATCTTGCAATTAAGAATTGACAATCCTTCTGGTGCAGTATATCATATGCTTCATTCTGTTTCTTTGTTAATTGAATATTAAAATTAATCTTCATCCTTCTTATCAAAACCAAAATTAACAGTAACACCACCTTCCTTGTCACTGTTTATCTGAATGGCTGTCTGAGGCTCTTTCCTCTCAATGCCAAATATCTTAGACATTGAATCCAATATACCCCTCGCATTATATAAATCACCCTTCTTTACAGCCTCTTCCAATAACGCTTCATAACGACCATAAAACATATCCCTTAACTTAGCAGCCTCAATGTCAGTGTCAACTGCAAACCTTTCCAATGCCCTGTTGTAATACTCTGCTCCCTGCCTTGCTTTTACTGGCTTGTTATCATATAAGCCCTTCATTATCTTATCGATAACAACTGACCTGCTTACACCATTGGCAATATCACAGTAAACCAACTCAACCAAAGCATCAGCCTTGTTATATGCATCAGTTAATGTCGGCATTCCCTTGGTGCCAGGAGTTTTCTTTGCCTTTCTATCTGCCTTTGATTTATTACCATGACTCTTAGCCAACATATCACATTAACTCTTCTTTGGTCTTCCAACCCTTTTTTTAGGCTCTACAACCTCATTATTTTCTTCAGGTGTAACATTGTCCACCTTATCATCTTTTAACGCCTCAGAAGCCTCTATTTCTTGCTTCTTGCACATTTCCTTGAAATATTTTAATGCTGCCTCCAACTCACTTACCCTACCTCTAAGACAAGTTCCACAATTGGTAACATTAACATTCTTCTCCAATACCCTGTTATAAACCTGAGTCAATTGAGTTCCATCACAATAATAACCCTTGTTCTTAATCTCAATGAACTTCTCTACTAATTCAATATCTTCCTTTGACCACTTCATAGTTTTATTGTTTTATTTTTTTGATTTATATACATCGCAATTGCATTCAGTATGGACAACAATATTCCAGCAATCAATACAACCAATAATTTGAAACTTATTCCCAATGCCAAATATATCCCAACCAATAACCAAAAGGTAAGGCATAATCTGCATTGAAATGGTTTGTATTCCAAAAATTCAGGTACATTGTCCTTCTCAGTAAACCACCAACTGAAATAACCAACTGCAAAAAATATAATACCTGTTAATATAAATTGAAATAATAAATACATATTCTTATTTTTTTAAACATATATAATTAAAGGATTTCGCCATATATATTATCAAATTCCTTTCTAATATCCTCTTGTTTCACATTCTGTTTTAACCAATTCTTACAATCAACAACCTTCTGTCTGACTCCCTTTATACCTGTTGCTTCTGATAACTTCTTATACGTCATATTCTTATCAAACGTCTTTAGCCTGAATAAATAGAAATGCTCACCATCAAAGTTATCTTCAACTTGCTTCAATAGATACAATGTTGCAAAGTCTTTCCATAAATCTGATTTCAACTTCTCTTGTTCCGTTAATTTGGAATTTTGAAATCTTTCATTCGCCTGAGATAGATTGATTACATTTGCATCCCTCTTCTGATTTCTCGCATACTGTTTTTCTCTTTGAAGGTTTTGTTTGAATGACATAAAGAAATAATTCTCAATTCCTTTATCTGTTGTGTCTTTCATATAACCCTGTTTCTCAATTAACTGATAGCATTTAACTATTGTATCTTGGAATATATCAGGGTCAAATGTATAATTCTTATCGTTACAGAATGCTTGAAATCTATTGTATAGTTCTTGGTAATGGTCATTGATGTAATTTATAAATCGTTTTGCATCATTCATTTATATAAAGTCTTCTCCTGCTCTTTTTATAAGCTTATAGTTCTTGTCGTATATCGCTGCATCACTTATATACAATCCTTCTCTCTTTGCCACTTCAAACTTTCCATATCCTTTTGATTTTATATTCATTGTACCTGTCTTCTTTGGTCTCTTCTTTAGATTTGAAAGGTTAAATATCAATATATGGCCATCTGATAGAAAATTGATATACAGTGGCGTTAATCCATTTATCATATCCAATAACATATCTGATACCTTATGGCTTTCAATAAAGATTGTATCATCAAAGAATGAACCTTTATCTGTTGAACCTGATATACTACCATCTTCCATTAGATTTAGGTTTCTATCTTTTAGTTCAATGTTCCAATACTTTGTTTCTCCCAACTTAGATGTAGTGTATGCTGTTGCATCAGTGTGATACTTCACTTCAGTTTCACCAATTTCATCAAATATACCCGTAGCCTTATTAAATGCTTTTAATTTGGTTATATCCTTTAATTCATTAGATTTAAAAAACTCTTTATCCATTATTTATTTCTTTTATATATAAATATCAGAATAAATCGAAAAATACTCATTTTTTGAAAAAATATTTTTTATATGCGTCTACTGGTGCGACTTTAATAAAATATAGAAAGGTTAACTGATTGATAAAGAGATATTTAGAAGATATTAGACTATTATGACCATCATCATTATCCTTATTTATGTATATATGTAAGTGTCTGATACTCAGATAGCGATTAACAATGTTTAACATAATATATTTGGAAAAACGAGACTAAAGTCCTAAATTTGCGTCATAAAATGAGACTGATAGAATTTAGTATTAATTTCAAATTTTAAATATTATGGCAAAGTTAAGTAGTGCTTCAATTCGTTTGGTACAGAAGTTGAACAGGGTTAATGCATCAGGTGAGTGTCCCATTTACATCATTGTATGTTACAGTGGTAGGAAGGAGAAGAGTACAGGTATAAGTTGTAGGGTAAGGGATTGGAATGCTCAGAGGGAGGAAATAAGGAAGGGTTGTCCCAATGCTCCTGTATTGAACAAGATGTTATATGACATTAAACAGAGGGTTATAGAGAGGAAGAATGAGTTTGAGTATCAGGGTAAGCAGTATACTCCTTCAATGTTATTGGATGATGATATAGTATTGGATTTATCTGCCAATGGGAATTTATATTCAAATATATACAAGAATTACTTATCTGAAATGGGTTCTTCAGGTAATACAATTAGGTTATATGATTATACATTTAATGTATTGAAGGAATATTTTGGCAGGGATAACTTTTTAATTAATGATATTACTTTATCTCAGGTAAAGAAGTTAATTAAGGATTTGGGATTAAGTGATAATAGTATAAGGGGTATTTGTGGTAGGATTGCTGCTGTATGGAACTTTTCAATTAGGAAGGGTTTGGTTGATTCGTCTGATTATCCTTTTAAGGATTGGAAGTACACTCAGAAGTATAATAAGGAAAACAGGACATATTACATTGATGAGATTAATTTAAGGAAGATAAAGGATTATTTTATTGATTGTTGTTTGGATATTGATAGTGGTGGTAATTTATTTTCTTATAAGTCAGGTATTGAGGCGAAGTTAATGAAGAGAAGTTCAAAGGAGTTTGCTTTAATGTTTTTCCTTATTTGTTACAGGTTAAATGGTTCTTCTCCAATTGATGTTGCTTTATTGAAGGCTGAGAATTGTTCAAGGGTTTATATTGATGGTGAAGACTTTTGGAGAATTGAGTTTAAGAGAAGGAAGACAGGTAGGGGAGTTGTTTGTTTATTGAAGCGGGATATTATTACAATGGTTTGTTTTGAGCATTATTTGGCGAGAAGTAGGGGTGGTTATATATATCCTGTATTAAAGGATGGTATTGAGGGAAAGCAGATTACCAATGCAATGGGAAAGTTCTGTAGTGAGGCTGTTAGATGGTTAAGAGAGGTTAGTAAAGAGATAAATGAGCAAACCATTAAGGAGAATGTTGAAAAGGGTTTGGAGCAGGTTTTAATTGATGTTGAAGAGATTTGTTTATATAGTGCCAGGCATTCATTTGCAAATAGTTATTTATCAAAGCCAAATGCGTCTGTTGCAGCAATGGCATCTTTAATGGCTCGTTCTCCAAATACGATTGCAACATATATTCACCAGTTGAAGGGTGATAAGGATGTTGCAGATGCTGTTAAGGACTTACCCATTTAAAACACCAAATGATAGGTGGTATTTTGGTCAACCACCTATCATTATCGATATTTATTACTTACTTTAAATGGTTAAATGAAGGTTATACCCACCACCTACAGGTTTTTTCTTAATCTTTCTATTATCTTATCCAATACCTCCCAGTTAATTGAACCTGAATCATCATTATCAATTTCTTCCCTTGTATGATAGAGGTCTTCTTCATCAGGGAATCTTTCGATAAGTGGTGATTGATATATTGTAAGGCTATAGGAATATTTTAAAGGTTTCTCAGGGGTTTGTTTTATATTGGTTGATGTTTTATGTTTCAACTGTTTTTTTGTTTGTTCCTGAGCATTTCTATAGCGTTTTAATTCTCTCTCCTTTTTTCTTTTATTTAGTTCTTTTCGTTGTTGGAGAAGTTGTTTTATATCTTCAGGTGTTCTAAGCATAACTAATAACTATATTTATAGCGCAAGCGGATTGATTCCAATGCTTCTTTCATTAGATTTGCTTCTTTTGTATTACCTATTTTGAGTTGTTCATCAATCTGCTGCTGGTAATTATTGAGTAATTCATTATAATGTGCTTTTGTTGTTGGTCTGATTGGTGGTATTGCTACCGCTTTTATTTCTTCCTTTGTTCTTGTTATTGAAGGATAATGCCTTCTGTAGTAAGAGATTTTAACTGATTGTGTTTTTGCTAATCTATCGTATTTGAGTTTATCTTTTTCAGTTTTTGCGTTATCTCTCAATTTAACAAGTTGTTCTTTCTTTTCAGTTGCTCTTTCGTACTTTTCTCTTACTTGGTCATATGTATCTAAAGGTCTACCCATTGAAGTTAAAGTTTTCTTTTAAAATTATTTCTCCTGTTTTGCTCTTATAAAATTGATAGGTGTGGCCATTACATCGTATTCTTTTGATGCTATGGCGTTCGCCAGTCTTTGAATTGATGTATGTTATTCTCATAGGTACTCTTTTAATTGGTTATCGTTATATGTTTTGAAGTCCTCCAATTGTTTGTCATTATCAAAAACTCCATCTGTTGAGCCTTGAAGCAAGTTATGTATTGTTGTATAGTTCTCTTTTGAGAGAGGTTTATTGTCTTCAAGGTTTGCTTTTGCGTCAAGGTAGATAAATGCTAGGTTTTGATAGTGTTGAAGTCTTTTGATGTTGATTGATGTAATTGTTTCTATTGAAATGACTTCTCCAGTTTCATCCCAAAACAATTGAATCTTTTCGTCAAGTTGAGAGATTGCTAAGTTTATTAACTTTAGCGCAAGTGTTTTATAAATTAATTCTTTCATAGTTGAAGTAGGTTTTTTATTATAAATAGTTTTTAATTCTCAAAAGTTCTCTTTTTCTAATGCAAATATACAAAAAATAATTGGAAAAAAGAAATAAAATTGGAAAAAAGTTAATAAAAATTAATTTGTAAAAGAAAAGATTGATTAAAAGAAAAAATATTTTATAATAAATCATTTTTTTTATTATATTTAATTCTTTCTTTTATATATATTATTTTATAATATATATTTTCTTTCTTTTTTAATTAATTTTCTTTTTATGTTACTTTTTCTTTTATCAAGTATTTTTTCTTTCTTTTATAAACAAAAATGGGGAGTTATTCACTCCCCTGCTTTTCGTACCACTCTTTGAACTCTTCAACGTTGCATAAATCTTCATCTGTCAATGTACCGTCATAAAATTCATCAACAATTCCTTTTACAAAGATTGGTGGTAATGCCCTTTTTCTTCTCCTTAACTCTCTCTGGATAGCAATCTCTCTACAAGTTGTAAGAATATAGTTTTGAAGATTCTTTCCAGCCAAAGCAATTAATAGTTGGTCACTGATGTCTTCCAATTTCTTCTGTGAGACAGGATTAATCTCAATTGATGTACTAGCCATTGGATGTGATTTAAGACCAAACTCCAGTGCTTTCTCAAATTCTTTTTCTTTGTTCTTACTCATTTTTTAAAAATTAATTAAATTAAACATAAACTTTTTGAATCGATTCAGTGCAAATATACCAGAAATATTCTTAAAAGAGAAATTTCAAGTGTTAAACTTTGTTAAATCGATGAACAAATACCAAACTTTTGATTTAAGGGCATTTTTAAGCCCTCTGAGGCGTTTTTATATATTGTGTGGACAACTTATAAGGTATACACAATTTAATGGCTTAGAGACGAGTTTTTGATTTTGAGTACAAATTAACGTCTTTTAACTAAAACCATTTCCTTTTCTTAACTTTTTTATGTATATTTGCGACAGTTCAATAAAATACGATTCATTTGTTTCAAGTCCTCTCCCTTACAGTTGTGAAACAGGATTGGGATTGAGGCAATCAATTAAATGGTCTGTGAAGATAGTTTATATTGGTTATAGTTATTTACTTTCAACGCTGGTTGGTAACGCTACCAGCGTTATTTTTTTATTTAAAAATTTAAACTTTTCAATTTTTCTATATATTTATAATAAAAAGATATTATGAAATATAAAGTATGCTGGGTGACGTTATGCAAAAACGAGATTGATATAATTCCGTTCTGTGCTGATTATTGGAAGAGGATTGCTGACAAGGTTATTGTATATGATAATGGTTCAACTGATGGTTCAATTGAAGAGCTAGAGAAATATCCATTTGTTGAGGTGCGCCATTTTGATTCAAATGGGCAAAATGAGTTTATCCAAAAGGCTGTAAAGGAACAAGCCTATCTGGAGTTGAAAGACCAATATGACATTATCATCATAACTGATATGGATGAGGTGTTTTATTTCAACGATTTTGAGGCTCTTGCAGAGGAATTTATTGATGGAAGGTATAATGTTATGGCAACACCAATTTATTCGCTCTGTGAGGATTCTAAGCCACTCTATGAGGAAGGAAAATACCTTCACCAGTTATGCCATAAGTTCTATAAGCAGAAAATGAATCATATGGATGGATTCTCAGATGTTTCAAAATTATCAATCTTCAATACAAGGGTAACTGAGAAGGTTGAAATGTCAGTTGGGCAACATTTTGTTAGAACGTCACCAAATATGGAGATACTGTATGAAGATGAAGGTTTCAACTTGCACATTGATAAAGGATTTGGGGTAGACTACAAATGGAAGGTAAGACAAAGAATGTATAATAACCTATCAAAGGAGAATAAGATGTTCAATATGTGCGTTGAATACAGTGATAGTTATGAAAAGTTGAAGGAAGATTATTTGAAGAACCAGAAAAAGAGTTTTAATATAAATAAAAATTTTTCATTTTAATTTCTTTTTTTAAAATATTTTTTGTATATTTGCAATGTTGAAAGTTGTTAGAGTAGAAATGTTCTTTTGTTCTTTCATATTGAAAGGTTTTTAAGTTATTTAATTAATTAATTTCAGGTTGGATGATAGTTCCAACTATTGTTCAACCTTTTTTGAGAAATTTGTTGTTGTCATTATATTTTATTTAATTGTTATGGGCTTCGTTTTACTATATAATTTCTTTGAAGCCCATTTTTAGATAATCCATTTAAATCTGACATAAAAAACAGAATCGGCTTTGGTATTTTTCTTTTCATAGTGGTTTGATTTATTTTTGTTCATTTGGTTCTCCTAGTTTATGGTTCTGTTCTAGGAGTTTTTGAAACTTCATTCATAACAAAAAACTATATTAATCAGTTAAACTAAAAATCCCTCAACCTTAATTGGAAGAGGGATTTTGAAATTATATAAGGTCTGTGAAACGTTTCTTTGGAGCAAAATAAGTCCACATTGGATTTGGTGCGTTTAATCCTTTTGCATCGCAGCAACTATTGCAGCCACATTTGCAATTATCAAACAATGGGAAAGACTCATGATGTTCGCAAAGGAACTTTATAAGGAAATCCTTTCTCACTTCAACCTGTCTTCTCAGATGCGATTCAACATATGTCATATCCTTCAAGGAAAGTGAATCAGAGTTATCAGAGTGACCCATTGTAACACCAACCTCAGATACATGGCTCCATAGGAATGGTAAAGCCTCCAGAGCAACAGCATAGCCCAATAATGGGTATAATGCTTCAGTGAACAATGTTGAGTTCACTTCTGTTACCTGATTGTTTTTCACCTGATAAAGCAGTTCATCGTATAAATGATAACCCAGTATTGGTTCAACCCATATTTGTTCTGCAATCTTGATATAGTTCTGTACTTCCTTCGAATTAAAATTTAAAGGAATTGGAGAGTATTCTTTTAAATACTTGTCGTTAATTAATACATTTATAAACATAGTTCAATTACTCTTTTTCAATATTATTATTACCATCTTCCTTTTCTTCAATATTGCTGGTTGAAATATTATCAGATGTTTCAGTTGTGTTTGTTTCAGTTGCATTATCATTTTCATCACCAAAGTCATTGAACTTCAATGGCTTCATAATAATCTGTGTATCAATGCCATTCATATTAAGCAATTGGTTGAATGTCTTGATAACGCATATTCTGTTATAATTACCAGTCAACTTCTGATACAACTGATATGCTGTTTCAATCTTATCAGCATCAGATGAGAAACCTGTATTATTTGTATCAGGCATACCAATCAACATTGCAGAAGGAATCTGATGTGCTGCAAGAATTCTGCTTATGCAACGTTTATTTGATTCAGAATATTTGTCAACATTTCCCTTTCCATCCGCAAATGGAGTCCATTCTGCTGGTTTATCCTCAATATTTGTTCTGAATGTAATTGCAATCTGATTGGTATTGTCTGTACCTTGGAACATTGATTGAATGTTATTTATGATTGCTTTTTTCTGTTCATCAGTTTCAACTTCAGGAAGGGTTAATATACCAGCTGTTGAGAAGCCATTTACAATATGCTTCAAATCATAGTTTATAAACTCTATCTCGCTCTGTATTGCTTTAATTGCTGCTGTGTAATGAGGTGAGGTGTAATAATTCTGAGTTGGAGAATAAGACCTGTATACATAAAGATAAGGCTGACCCCTCTCAATTGTTTGGTCATCCCTCATATCAAAGGCAGGAATTTCAAATGGAGGGTTTTGGCCAACTGCTGTCCAGTCATTTGAAATCCAATATGATGTTATTTGTCCATCTTCATCATATGGACTCCATCTAACCTTCTCCAAAGGCATATGATAGAATGAATAAGTAGTATTATCCTTATTCTTTATAATTTGGATTGCATATGAGCCATAAAGCATATAATCAATTGCAACGTTTCTCATAAGCATATCCCAAGTTTCATAGTAATTTGGAACAACGTCACCTGAGTCCAATTTCATTGCCTCATAATCAACGCCATTTCCCAATATTGCTTGAACGCCAAAATCAATTGCAGCCCTATGTGTTGGTGATTCTGAATACAGATTCAAAAGAAGGTTTGGATAATCATTCCTAAGTCCCCATTTTACCCATCCCTGTTGAGAGTTTCTGTTTATTGGAGTTCCTTCAATCTGTTTTTCAAGATTGGTTACAAATAAACCACCAGTTGTTTTAGGCTTGTTTTTGCTACCTACAGGTCTTGCCATTTTATATTAGATTTATCTATATTTATTATTTAATTAAACATATCTATAATAAAAAATGGAGATAAACTAATATCTCCATTTTGTTTATGATTGTATAGCAAATATTCTAGTCGCATATGTTGGCCAAGATGATTTGTATGTTTGAACTGATTCAGATGGAACATATATTGGATATGGATTAACACCTGAGTTATCGTTAAATGAATTATCTTGGCTTGGAGGTGTTGTTGCATATATTTTCACATATTCTAATTGCTGACTTTGTAAATCAATTGTAAACGCATTAAATCCAATACTTGTAGTAGTATATGGAAGTGTTACAGAAGATAATTTTGTTCCTCTAAACGCATTTTCTCCAATTGTAGTTACATTATCAGGTATTGTAACTGATGATAATGATGTGCAACCACTAAACGCAGTATCTCCAACTTTATTAACGCAATCGCCAACAATAGCATCTGTCATTGCTGTATATTGATATCCAGATGGTTTAACCTCTGTTCTTGAAAGTGTTGTTGATGCGTTACAACTAGCAGAATAAGTTGTACCTCCTGAATAAGTAGCCTTTATTTTTCCACTGAATGTTGGGACATAACCACAATCAGGTGAATTTTCCTCATATAAATCTCCAATTGTAGTAGATGTTGTTGTCCAAGTGGTTCTACAATCATTTGAAATCTGATGTTCGTCTACATAATACTTATCAAGCCCAACACAAGTAAATGCTGTTGAAATTGTCCTATATTCAGGTGAAGCCTGTATTCTTGATGCGTATGTTGACCAGTTCTGTGCTGTTTTATAAGCGTTAACTGAATCGCAAGGTACATAAATTGGGCAATTATTTGTATTATTGAATACTGCCGCATTATGTAATTCTGGAGGGTTTGTTGCTGTAATTGTTACACTTGTAAGTGCGCTACATCCATTGAAAGCATCATTTCCAATATAAGTTATTCCACTTCCAATATTCACCTCTGTAAGTCCTGAAACACCATAAAAGGCATTAGAACCAATATAATAGACATTATCAGGTATTGTAAGTGTTTGCAATCTTGAATCATAAAACGATAAATCACCAATATATTGTAATGTTGATGGGAAATCTATATGTTGCAAGCAATGTGTATATGCAAACGCCCTAGGGTGAATTCTTTCCAATGTATTTGGGAATGTTACACCAGTCATACAAGTTTCATTTCTAAACGCATTTGCTCCAATTATGGTAATGCAATCTCCCACAATTGCTTTTTTCATATATTTGGTTGATGCGTCTGGGTGTTCTGTTCTTTGGTTGTTTGTATCTCCTGATGTTAATACATAACCTGTACCTGATACAGTATGCTCTGATGTATCACTTCCGCACCATACATAGGTGAGTTTTGTGCAAGCACTTGTTCCTGTATCTGCACTAAATACCTGATAGCCGCCACAACTATATGCAGCTGTGACGGTATATCCTGAATAATATATCTTTTCTATTGTATGTCCACTATAAATCATATTATGAATGTATTAGATATAAAACATCATTTTGTTTATCTTGGATTGCATCATATTGTTGCTGAGTGCCACACCAAATCTTATTTGAAACAATGTTGTTAACCTCTGTCTTTGTATATGTATCTCCTGTTGTATAATAATTATTGAAAACTGAATCACCTGATGTTATATAATGCATATCATTAGTGAATGCTGAATTTGATGTTGGAACAACAGGTATTTCAGGCTTATTCTTGATATATGCTGTTGATGCTGAATCTGTAACATTCCAATCTGATTGAACTTGTTCTGTTGGTGTATATGCTGATGCATCCAATTTCGCATTTATAGCCACTGTAATAGCCGAGTTTACTACAGGGTTAGTACTTGTAGGGTCTAACTCATAATCAACGTTTATAGTGCCTCCAGAGGTTGTTATTTCAATGTTTCCTGTGCCTGATATAACTTGGCCATTAATTGTTTTTAATGGTTGGTGTTCTGTTAGGTAATTCTTATTCTCAACCCATTGGTGAGTTGCATAATCAGAAAGGTCAACACCAGTAATATAGTGTTTATCCAATACCCATTGTTCTGTTGCATAACCTGACAATGAAGGAACTTCAGGTATCAAAGCATCAACCTCTTCCTTTGTATAATAATCTGTTAGGTCACAATCGCAGCCTCCAGATATTGTGTCAACAACACCTGATACATAATCTATTTCATCTTGAAGGATTTCATCATCAGTATGAAGTTTTGAAATCTCTAGAAGAATTTCTTGGCAGTCGCAAACATCTTTGCCGCCGCATCCGCAATTATTTATAGGTTGGCAACAGTTGCCACCTCTTAACCAAGTATAATAATTCATTTTTTACCTTTTCTATAAACATATTATAAAAAAATGGGATAGATTGTTATCCACCCCATTTTTAAAATATTAAGGTACATATTTCCTCATATAATATTGGTTGTTACCATCTGTTGACAAACTTCCATGCCATCCATATCTGTATGGATAACTATACAATCTATTTATTGGATAGTTGCTGTTATTATATTTTTCAACAAACGCCAAACAATCTCTCCAATTCTGTATGTTAACTGGTATTGCGTTGTTAGCGTTATCAGTCAATGGTACTCCATAACTTGTGCTAGTGCCCAAGTAATACCAATATTTATTAGTTGCTACATTTCTAATATAGAAATATCCATTTCCAGCACTCTTTAATTCCCATACAGCATCATCAATTATTTCATTTGCTGTAATTGGTACTGAAGAACTAATATCAATGTGGTTCATATTACCTAGAGTATAATATCCACTCCATGTATTTCCACTATTCCAAGATAATAAGTAATTCTTATTTGCATATGAGGCATCATAACCATAGTAATAGATTATGTAATAACCTTCTGTAACATCTGTACTACTAGACACAAATGTATTGAAATCTCCTATTACAAAATCACTATCTTTTGAAGTTTTTTCAACCCATTGTCCGTTTGTATATACATAGTTTGTGGCTCCTACTTTTGCTTTCATACCTTCCCAAGGATACCCATAAGCCTCCAAGTCAGCAACACTTGCAAACTCCCTATTGTTTGGATACAATGTGAATGATATTGTTCTTGAAGATTGTCTAGCTGTATATGTCTGACTTGCAGCAGAGAACATATCACTTGTTTGGTTTACAGTATAACTATAGGTATATGGCACATCATATGAAGTTCCTGCTGTTGTGGCTGTTGAACCACCATTATAAGGCCAAGTTATATCAGTATTGAATGCTGGTACTTCAACATCTGATGGGTCATATGTTGTATATGTTATTGTCACAGCCTCTTCACTCAACTTGGTATATGTAATATCAAATGTGTTACTATAGTTATCTACATAGTATGTAGTACCTAGTGTTGGAGGTATGTAACCATAGATGTGATACATATTTGGATAACTTGTTGCATTATTAAGCGAGAATCTACCACCTGTTTTAAACCATACAGAATAAGTTGATGTTGCAAAAGAATGAACAATATTTGACTGAACATTACAAGAATTCCATCTATTGAATAGATAATATACAGTATTTGTAGGTGTCAATGTATTTCCACTTGTATCTACCAATCTGCATGTTAAACTCTTATTTGTTGTGCTATCATATGTAAAGTTAACCTGTCTTGAATTACCCGCAACAGATGTGAATGTTGATGATGTTACATTTGGACAGTAGTCGAAACTGCTGTAGTTGGTATATGAACTATGACTGCCGCTTGGCAAACCTACAATCCATCTGTAATACCAAAACTGTGTTCCACCACTTGTTGAGTTGTTGTTGTCAATATACAAGTTCTTCTGACTACTTTCAACATTTGATGATGCTGAGAATGTAACTTGTTCCCAATTCTCGTTTGTCTGCTCCTTTGGAATCAATATTGTTGCATTTCCAAGATAACTACTGTTATTTCTGCCATAGAAATAAACATAGAAAGTATGCTCAACTGTCTTGTCAAGGTTGTTATATGTTACCCTTCTATAATTGCTTAAGTTAACGGCAGACTTTGGTGATTTATTGAAATTGTATGTATTGGTTATTGCTGAAGCAGAATAATATGGCATTGTTGATGGAAGTGTAGATACTTCATCAACGTTTGTTGCCATTGCATAACCATATGATGTTGAATATTGATGATAAGACCTAAGATAATAAGTGAAGTGGCTATAACCATATATTGTAACCTTTGCAATCTTATATGAGCTACTTGTAGATGTTGTCTCAAGGTCAAAGTCATCATAGTATGATGAATCAGGATTATATGTTGAACTTTCACTTATTGTCCATCCACTTGCTCCGCCAGGTGTAACGTCTTCAAACTTATAGTACTCAAGAATCTTAACCCAACCATTTTCATCCTCTGAATCGAAATAATATCTATCTGTGCCAATGGTTGCTTTCATACCATCATATACACAGTTGTTATATGCATATTCTGTTGCTTCTGTCATTGAACTGAATGTAAGATTATCTAATGGTTCTGATTTCTCGTCATAATAGATTGGATATTCTGACTGTCCACCACCTCCTTCATTGTAATCGATTACCTCTTGAATCTGAGCATCTGTAAGATTAGCTTGAGCCATATATACCCAATAGAAGTCACCACTCCATTGTTCATTTGTATTACTCCACCCATAACCAACGAAGAGAGCACCAGCATAACCACCATCACTATTGGTTGAACCATATGTGAATGACGTTGGTGATGTTGAAGTGTTCTGAGTCCAGTTATTATACTTCAATTTTGTGCCACTGCTATAATATGTTCTAACGGACATTATATCAGGGTTTGATTTATTCCAATTTATGCTACCTGTTTCAGAAGTTCCATGAAATGTCAATATACCACTTGTCTTAAGACGATACATCCAGTTATAGTTACCGTCTCTGTTGGTGATGATATTCTCACCTCCAGTTGACTTTGCCTTACATACAATGGTCAAATCAGAAGACGTTGAGTTTGATTGCCTGTTGAACAATGATATATCTTGACCACTCTTTCTAATCCTCATTGAAGAATTGGAAATGGTAATATATCCATCTTCATGATGGTCAACAATGTTGTTAGGATTATTATACGCAACAGCATCAGTATCATTCAACTGTCCACTTGTCATTGGAATGCTATGAGTTGCTGCATGATAGTTCTTGGCATTGTAGTTAAGTACAAATGGAATATTTGGCAAGGTAGCTGTTGAACCAGTCACCTCACCAACATTAACCCAAGAACCACCTGAATATTGATATTCATAATCGCCATCAACGGTTAATTTGCCATCATAATATGTAATGGTTCTTCCACTGCCATATATACCATACTGTTCATATTGATTAAGGTTGTTGAGTTTATACCACTTTTCAGTTGCTTTGTCATAGACATCTTCAAACTCTGTTTCTGAGTATTGGGTTATATCATCAACAACAGCATAGCAAACATCAAACGTTGGTGTATCACCACTATAATTAACTTTATAGTAGCAAACTGCATTATTGCGATAAACCTTGATGATGTTGTCATCACCAAAGTTCCAATCGTTTATTGTATTTAAATTGTATTTTATCATAATAAATTATGCATAAATGTATAATTGACAATCATAAGGTATCACAGTAGTTTCGGATGTATCAACTAGATAATAATCAACCCCACAAACTGTATTGAACATAAGTTCCCAATTATCGTCTCTAAAACCAAGTTCATTTTCATATGTACCACAATTATTCGAGTCATAATACCATCTGTTTCTAGCCCCATTATAAACGTTAAGGTCATTTGAATCATTTATGAAAAAGAAACTTCCACTACCAATAATTGACGGAAATGCAGTAGCTCCACTTACTTTAATACCATAAACGTCACCACTTGGTACTGCATCACCAGCAGTAAATTCTACCCATTGCAATGTCTGTGGCTGTGTTCCACCACTATACACCAAGGTATCACCAATGTAAGCAGCAGTTACATCACTGCTGCCTAACTTTAATGTAATATCACTATTTCCTATTTTAACTGCCATTCTCTTAATCCTTTTTTAATATCATACCTAGGTTTGAAACCAAACCATTCATATAACTTATCTGTATTAGCTAATGTTGTTTTAACATCATAAGCCTTTTCATCTTGGTATACCACCTTGTCAAAGGTTGGGTTTATAATCCACTTCAATATGTCAATCAACTCATTAACAGTTGTGGATTCACCATATCCAATATCAAAGACCTCATTCTTCCATTCCTTATCACTTTCAAGAATCAACTTGATTGCTTCAGTTATATCATCAATATAGGTGAAATCCCTTTTTTGACTTCCATCACCATAAACATATATTGGTTCATTGGCTTTCATTGCCTTAATGAACTTGGATATTGCAAGGTCTTCTCTTATTCCTTCTCCATAGACTGTAAAGAACCTTAACCCTGTAAACTTTGTATTGGATAAATTGGAATACATTGCAGCTTGCAATTCATTCGTTGCCTTGCTGACAGCATAAGGACTTTTCTGTGTTCCGTCATCACCATACACTGAACTTGATGATGCATAGATGAAATGCTTCACATTATGTTTTATGGCTGCTTTTGCAATAACGTCAAATCCAATTATATTATTGGTAAGAACTTCTTCTGAATGAGATATTGAATAACCAACACCAGCAATGGCTGCAAGATGAATAACAGCATCAAAATGGTAGAACTCAAACAGTGCATTGATATAATTGGAGTCTAGGATGTTATTACCATCCTTTAAATCGACTCCAATTATTTTGTGCTTTTCAAGTTTCTTAACAAGGTTTGAACCAATAAAGCCTTTATGTCCAGTTAATAGTATTGTCATTACACTGGTAAGTTACCTTCATATACTGAGATTGGTGCAACACCAACATACATACCCCAAGCGGTCTGATATACACTTATAGCATTGTCTGGCACATAAAACACTTTATCATGTATACTTGACCAATCAATACTTGCAGTTGGAGGTGTTGCAGCCTCTACAACAATATTACCAGCATTGTTTGGAAGGCTCTGAATTTCAGTTACTTGTGATGGGATTAAGAAATCAACTTTATCAGCAGTACTTCCCCAACCTCCACCAAGGTCTCCACTGAATATATCAGTGATTGTGGTATCAGCGATTAAATAATATTTTACAAGGTAATCTGTGTCTGGTGTTGAGTAATTCTCCAAAGTGCCATCTTGACCAACTGTGCTCATAACATCAACGTCATTCAATGTTAGACTATCAAAGTATTCTTCTGCTATAAATGATGAACCACCATTCACTAATACAATGTCCTTTCCAGATGGTACATCACTAGGACTATGCCAAGCCATCATTACTTTGTCATTAACAACAATAGGTGCAGTCTTGTCAAAATGCACATTATCGGTTGCAGTTACCCAACTTACTGCTGGATAATTGAGAGTTGCAGCAGTATATTCTGCTTCAGTTGAGAATTTCTTTAAATTATTCATTTTATTAAACGTTTAATAATATATTATTTTTCTTTAAGTATTCTTCTTTAAACTTCATACATTCATCATACATTGGTAACATATCTTTGTTTATCTCAAAGAAATCCTTGTCCTTCCTATGGTCGTTGAAGCAATGCATTCCCCTTACATAAATCTTCCAAAGATATTCTTCCCAAGACCTTGTTACATAATGACTGAGATACATCTTATCATAAACTGTACTTCTTCTATTCTTCTCTCCATTGGTCTTTACCCAATTCCCAGCACAACAATGAAGCCCACATAAGTTCCATCTTGTAATCTTCCTTAAGTTCCAAGCAATCTTGGAATCCATCTTGAAAGTAGCATCAGCGTTTGAAAAATCAGCCTTTTTAGTGTAGAACTCTCTGTAATCTCTACCATCATAATTTGGCTTAGAAATCCTTCCATTTGCACCATAATTCATCCATTGGAGAATTACAGCATCCTTGTCTTGAAACTCGCTCAGAACGTCTGGAATCGTCTTATATGGCTCTTGTAATGTAATGAACTCATCTACATCCAAGGTGAAGCACCAATCATATTCATTCAATGCTTGTATTTTTAATACTCCATCCATTATGTAATATCGTTGGTTTATTCCACCTTTCTCCCTATGTTCTCTAAGCCATTCATTTTTTGTTCCATCATAAATGTCATAGACTGACAATAGCGTTACATTCGGATATTGGTCTGTTATGTGCTTATGTGAATGACTGTAAATGTCTTCGAATATGAAGATTTGGTCAACCATCGGTGAATGATGGTCAAGCCAACTCTTCAAGTATTCGTCTAGTTCATTCAGTATGACAGTATGTATGCAAGTCCTAATCATTAAATTACAATGTATAATGTATTTGAATCCTTGGTCTGAAGATTGTCATAATCTGTTTGAGAAATCTTCTTTAATTTCAAGCCATCAAACTTGTCATTAACAGCATTAAGACCAGCAGCAGTTACTTCCTCATCTTCTGATAATCTGTCATTTAATGCATTTAATGCAGCAGCGGTTACTTGTTCAACCTCATCGAACTTATCATAAACTGCACCACCAGCTACAGCGTTGGTATCACCACTTGTAATGGCTGAAGAGACTTTTCCACCACCTCCGCCACCAGTTGCTGAAATAACGTTATTTGTTATATCAATACCTGTACCTGCTGATAATTTATCTTGTTTATACTTATCAAGATAGTCAAATGGTTTATATTTGTTTGTATACCATTGAACCTCAGTTATTTGGTAGTTTACTCCAATCCAACAATTGCCTTGACTGATTTGCTTAATTGCCCAATATTTGCTGCTATATGTGTTTTCTGAATCAATTACAATTGTAATATAATGTGTTGTTTGGTCATATGTAGCACTAGTAACGCCATATGTTCCAACAATATTATTAAAATCAACAGTATCTGTTGAACCATTATAATAAATATATAGGCTATGGTTACTTCCCCAATAAGTATCTGTTTTATTAGTTACACCTCCCAAACTTATTGTTATTTCTCTATTTTGATTTTGGGTGTTGTAATTTGGGTTTATAAGTAATTTTACTCCCAAATATCCGTTTTGATAATTATCTGCTGCATTAGAAGGTAATTGACAATAATAGTCAGAACCTAATGATTCTGTTGAATAATAATAATCTCCTTCAACTAGTTTATAAGAAACGCCTTTTGAACCCCAAGAGAAATCATCAGTGTTTGCAACCTTAAAACCTTTTCGAACATATGATGAATTTTCCTTTAATAATTGAATATTTATTGAACCATCACTGCTAATGCTAGTACTATTTGTAAAACCAACAACATAATCTCCACTAACTACTTTTTTAACACTATTCAAATATGCTGCTGATTGTTTATCAGTTATAGTACCTGTTTTATAATAAATTCTACAATCATCTTGGTAATTAAGGCTTGAAACGCCATAGAAATAAGGGTAATCTGTTGATGTTATTGTAATTATGAAACCATCCAATTCATCAGACCATACTGTTGTAACATCAGATGATGTTGATGCAGTTTTTGCCTGAAAATTCAAGGTTAAACTTACTGTTTTACTACCATTTCCACTTTTAATGTAAAAACTAAAATGCAAACTACTTGGCCTACTTGTTGCTACATTTACATTCCTGAATAATAATTCATCTGTAGTTAAATCATTATAAAAACCTGAATTGACATTTGGTAGCATGGTATATGTTGTATACCCCGATACAACATTACTTGCTTTTGTTACATAATCATTTGCATTGATTTCTTCAGCATCAGTGATAATATAAAATGCTGTTGGGTCTTTATCAACCAAGGCATCATACTCAGCCTGAGTTAATTCTACAACATTGTTTCCCCCGCTTGAACTTCCAGAAAGTTGATATGTAACACCACTTACTTGTATTGAATCAATTATGTTTGACATATTTCGAAATATTTTATATAAACATATTAAAAAAGGTAGGAGTTAATCCTACCTTCATATTCTTAAGAGAAAATTAATGTTGTTCCTGATACTTCTGCTGTCATACCCGGTGGGAATGGAACATCACCACTACCTAACAATGAATTTCCTCCAACTGTCTTGATGTTTGTTCCACTTACTAACGCATCTTGCTTACCAGTCCAAGATGCTGTATCTGCTGAAGTGATTCCGCTTATTGTTGCAATATTTGTTGCAAGAGCATCGATATTTGCCTTTTCAGTTGAAGTAAGGTGAATGTTTGTATTTGCAGTGTGCGCTGTTACAACATCATTAACCTCTGTAACTGCCGATGTATCTGCCTTACCTGATGTTGCTGCTTCAATTGCATTATTTGTTTCTGCTGTTGTATAATAATTTGAAGCATCAAAGATTTCTGTCAATGGAATGTTAATATCTTGCTTGCCAGCATCAGTGTTGAATGATATTACAAGACAAGTAACTGTTTCACCTGATATTTCAACATCCTTAATCTCAACATTTTGAACCATACCATCGATAAGGAATGGAGAAGCATCATATGAGAAGACAACAGTGCCTCCAGTTCCACCATGATAGAATTCAACATATTTTGAAGATGTATTATACTTAACTGCGTCAGCGTAACCACTTACAGAAGGAATGTCAGATATATCTGCCTTTGCGTTCCAAGCAGTCTTATCAGCAGTTGTAACATGTATGTCAGTATTTGCTGTATGCGCTGTAAGTGTATTATTAATTCCACTTGTTGCTTCAGTTATTGCTGATTGAACATCACCTGATGTTTGATAGCCTTGTTCTGCGATTGCCTGAGCAAGAGCATCTGTTGCAGCAGTTATGGCACTTTCAGTTTGTCCTGAAGTCCAATAACCATCCATACTATGAATTGCAGTTGCATCTATAATATCATAGGTTACGCCTGACAATTTGATTTTATCTAATGTATTAGCCATATTAATAATATATTTTTAATTAACGTTAATTATATTCCAATGTTTTCTGAGTTTAAGACGAGTGTTGTATTTTCTACTTTTGTATAATTTGCAAACATTTCATTTGCCCTCAATTTTGTCAAATAAGCATCTAACAAAGCATTTGTTTCTTGCTTTGTATATGTATTGAGGATTCTTTCAGTATTACTAGCAACTTGGGCTGATAATGCTTCAAGGTCTGCTTGGTTTGCCTTTGATGCAATAGCAGCCTGAATCATCCTTTCAACCTCTTCCCTTGTAACACCACTTGCAGTTACCTGTTTTAACAAATAGTCAACCTCATCCCTAGTATAATAGTAATCTGCGTTTGCAAGCACAGTAACAGTTTGATGAACAGCCCACCTAGATAAATCACATTCAGGGTGAATCTCCATCATATTTGTGCAACAACCAACAGAAGGTGCTGACCATTGGTCAATTATATCATCATAATTATCAATCATATAATATTATTTTATATTAAACATATTATTAAAAACCAATCCCATTTATATTATGGGATTGGCTGAATTTGATGCTATTGGATTGCTTGAATTCTATCTGCAACTCTTCTCCAATCTGTTTTATAAGTGTTAACAGATTGACTAGGAACGTAAATTGGGCAATTATTTGTATTTTCAAAAACATAATTATCACCCAATCTTGGCGGAGTTGTTGCTAAACAAGTTATACCTGTAAGGCCGCCACAATATGCGAAAGCAGCACTTCCAATTGATGTTACGCCACTACCTATTGTAATTGATGCGGCATTTGCGCAGTAATAGAAAGACATTGAACCAATTGATGTTACAGAATCAGGAATATTTACTTCAGTTAATCCACTACAATTAGCAAAAGTAGTAGAAGCAATTGTTGTAACTCCACTTGGAATAGTTATACCCGTAAGACTGCTACAACTCCTAAACGCAGTATTACCAATTGATGTAACAGTATCAGGTATTTCAATACTTGTAATGTTAGTACCACTAGTGAAGGCTGATACTCCTATTGTATCAACACAATCACCAATTATTACTGATGTAATTGCAGATATATCACCACCATTGCTTATTTCTGTTCTGGTTAACTCTGTTGAACTATCACATTCAGCACTATAAGTTGTGCCTCCTGTATATGTTGCCTTAAACTTTCCTTGGAATGTACAAGAATTAGGAATTTCTACAATTCTTGATGCATACATTGACCAACCAGCTGTTGCTTTATATGTATTAATTGTGTTACAAGGTACATATATTGGACAATTATTGGTATTGTCAAATACATGACTTAAGCCCCCATTCAATGTTGGAGGTATTGATGGTAGAACAGTTACACCTTCCAAACTTACACAACCGCTAAACGCACCGCTGCCAATTTCAGTAACGCCACTTCCTATTGTAACAGATGTGAGAACAGTACAATTTCTAAAAGCACCACCGCCAATTTCTGTTACACTATTTGGTATTGTTACACTTGAAAGATTGTAGCAATTTTCAAAAACACTACCGCCAATTTTAGTAACACCACTTCCAAAGTTAACATAAGTCATTCCCGAACAACGTTCAAAAGCATCATCACCAATACTTGTAACACTGTTTGGTATTGTAATACCTGTAAGTTTCCCACAATTATAAAAAGTATAATGCTCAATAACAGTAATGCTTTCACTTAATGTTGCTGATGATAGATTTGTGCAACTGTAAAATGTGCTGTACCACATTTCTGTAACGCTATTTGGGATTGTAATACCTGTTAAATTTTTGCAACTACTGAAAGCAGCCCCACCAATTTTTGTAACGCTGTTTGGTATATTTATTGTTGTTAAACTATAGCAACTATCAAAACAATGTTCTCCAATGTATGTAATACCTGATGGTATATTTGCTACTCCATCAACATTGCTATTTACTCTTTTTAAACTATCACAATCTGTGAAAACTCCTTGGCCGCCACCCCTACCACTTCCGTTAAGCAAAGTAACTCCACTACCTATATGAACATCAATAAGACTGCCACAACCTACAAAACTATCAACCATTATATCTACACAATCTCCTATTGTTACTGATGATAATTCAGACCTATTAAATGGAGAGTCATCATGAACGTTTTCATATGAAAGTTCTACTGTAGGAGGCCAAGTATTATTTTCTTCGCATCCTTGTGAAAATACATTGCCATATTTATAATACCCAATCCATTTTCCATTAAAAGAAGGAGGATAATATAAACAATCTGGCGAATTTGCTTCAATCAATTCACCAAGCCTATAATCAGTTGTTGTTGCCCAGTTAACGCCATTATCATAAGATTCTTGTTTAACCTGATAATAATATTTATCAAATCCTGTCGCTCCAGAACATATTGTTCCATTATTAACCCATCTTTCCAATATTCTTGCTCCACAATCAACAGAATATGGGTCATATAAATCACCTTTTTGGTATTCAGCTGGAGCAACATCTTGCCATGTTGCCCCAGAATCATATGATACTTGTTTCTTCTGTTTATAAAATTTACAATATTGACTCATTTTTTTAAGAATTTGGAATCGCTGTTATTCTTGATGCATATGCACTCCAATTGTTTGCTGCTTTATATGCTCCAACACTGCTGCTTGGAACATATATTGGGCAATTGTTAGTGTCGTTAAACGCATTTGTATCCATTAATCTAGGTGGTGTTATTGCTGTAATTGTTACACTTGTTAAATTAGCGCAGCCAGCAAATGTGTTATAACCAATCTTAGTTACCCCACTTCCAATGTTAACAGAAACTAGATTTCTACAATATAAGAAAGCGGCAGTGCCAATTTCTGTTGTACTATCTGGTATTGTAACTGATGTGAATGTTGAAGCACTACAATATTCGAAAGCACCAGTACCGATAACAGTAACGCCTGATGGAATGTCTACATTTGATAATTTTGTGCAACCATTAAATGTATGAGCACTAATTGCTGTAATACCTGTTGGAATGGTTATACCAGTAAGACTAATACAATTTCTAAATGCATGTTCGCCAATTCTTGTAACATTATTACTTATTGTACAACTTGAAAGTTTGCTACAACCATAAAAAGTGCTTGAGCTAATTGTTGCAACGCAATTACCTACTACAGCAGTTGCCATTGAAATTCTATTGCAGCATGATGGGTTTGTAGATGCTGATGAAATGGTTGTGTTTGAATCACATTCAGCAGAATAAGTTGTGCCTCCTGTATATGTTGCTCTGAACTTTATATTATCAGGCTCACAAGGTGGTATTCCTTGTATTCTATCAGCATAAACTGACCAATTAGTTGTTGCTTTATATAAATTTACTGATTCGCAAGGCACATATATATAGCCAGTTCCTTCTGATATTGGCGTTTGAAAAAACGCAAAACTGCCAAGGCTAGGTGGAGTTGTCGCATTAACCGTTACACTTGTAAGGCCACTACAATATTGGAAAGTTTCCATACCAATGGTTGTCACACCACTAGGAATAACGATACTTGTAAGGCCACTACAATTTTCGAAAGCATTGCGCTCAATATTAGTAACACTATCTGGGATTGTTATACTTGTAAGACTTCTACAATAACTGAAAGCACCATATGGAATCGCTGTGACACCACTACCTATAGTACAACTTGTAAGGTTATGACAACTAGCAAAAGCTGAATTTCCAATAGATGTAACACTATTTGGAATATCTATGCTTGTGAATGAATTACAGAGATTAAAAGATGAAGCACCAATACTTGTTACACTATTTGGGATTGTTATGCCAGTAAGACTTTCGCAGCCGCTGAAAGCAGAATCGCCAATGGAATCAACACAATCTCCTATTAAAGCGCTAGTCATTGCGCTATATTCATATCCTGCTGGTCTTGTATTGGCTGTTGTAATGGTTCTTGTTAAATCACATAACACATAATATGGGTCTGCATTGCTATATAACATATATAATTTAGTGCTACCTATTGGAGGTATATAGCCACAATATGTAGAATTTGTTTCAATCAACTCGCCTGTTGTTGTGGCTGTTGTTATCCAAGTAGCACCTGAATTATATGATACTTGATATTCATTCAAATAATGTTTATCATATCCAACGCAAGTATATGCTGTTGATACTGTTCTATATTGAGGTATTGGGCAATCATCACAAACCCAATTTGTTGAAATATCCATATTAACCCATCTGTATATTGCTTCAGGAACATAACCGCAATTTGGGTCATTCTCCGTTTTTGCTGATAATGGCATTGTTCCATCACCATTGACTGAGAATACAGAAGGAGAAACAGGAGTCCAATCTCCTGTTCCTATTTTCTTATATTTCTGATATAAATAATAACTTGTATATTGGCTCATATCTATGTTTTTTTATTCGTTTCCACACACCCATTGGTCTGTTAAAACCCATTTATATTCAATTGGTTCTTGGCAATAACTTGATTGCTCTTCAACCAAATCACCAACCATTGTGTTGCCAGTCTTTGTCCAAGTTGTTCCACCATCAGTTGAGATATATTCATATAATAATTTATACTTATTTCCACTAACACAAGTGTAACTTTCATTATCCCATTCCCATTTGGTTAATGCTCCGCATCTTGCATCACCTGATTGAATCAATGAACCCTTTCTTGTTTCAGACGTTCTTGTATTAATATTATCTGCTGTTGTACCTGTATACTTCACCTCAATATGATATGAATTACCTGCGTCACATATATAACCTGAATCTTCAATCCATCTTTCATATTGCTTATCTTGGTTAATTATAACCGTTCCTTCATCAGCAGAACATTCGCAATTCTTATATGTAAGAGTCCAAGTGATTGCAGATGTTGTTGTATTCGCTGGAACATTAACAGTTAAAGTATTATATCCAACCTGATATGTTAAACCATCAGCCGATAACACCTGTATCTGACAATCTCCATTATAAGTGAATGTCACATTCTGAGCAAGGCAATTTATCTGCTTAATTGAAGGTTTTAAACAAGTTGAGCCTTGCATAACCTTTGTATTAATCAACCTGATATTTCTGCAACACTTCAATGATATATTTCTTTCAAGAGGTGTTGATGTTGGTGTCATTGTATTGCAAATGGTAACAGTATAAGATGAATTTGCAACACCTGATATTGGAGAAACCGTTATATGGCTTGGAATATCAGTTATTTGCCAATCACAAGTTGTTTTGAGAGAATAAGTATTACAAGTTGTAGATGTAAATACAACTGTTGCTGGTATATCAGATGTAATCGTACAAGATGATTCATCACCACAATCATTGGTATCAAATATCTGTTGCTCAGTGAATGTTCCAACAATGTGAAATGCAGGATATTGAGATTCATAACCTTCCATTACCTGATAATCTCCTGTTGGATTGCCAAATACATCAACCTGTTGTTTTACAAGGTATCTCGCCTTTCCAAGACCAATACATTCATAACAGATAATATCATCAACCTTCTTAACCCAACGCCATCTTGTTTCAGTATCTTGGTCATCACTCCAGTCATTTGCTGCTGTTGTGCCATATGAGGACATTTCAACAAGAGTAACTGTTATAATGTCAGACTGACCATTTTGAGATGCTGTTTGAATTGTATAATTTGGCTGAAGACCAAAATTGAAACCTGGGTAATATTTATTATCCCCTCCCTTTGGAGTTATGATTGAAGCATATCTATTATCAAGGAATTCCAATAGATTATACTGCCAAGATGGTTTGTAATTGTCTAACGCAATGTCAAATGTAATTGTATCTGTCACCTTGAAGCCATCATACACCTCTTGGAATGTGCAACTATCTCCTAGGAATTCAACTTTCTTGAAATCTTCAGTTGAAATAACTCTTTTATTCTCAGTGTCCAACACTGCTTTTTCCCTTTCCAATAATTCCAATGTATCAATGCCATGAACCCTTAAACCAAGGCAAACAGGCTCAACAGCCTCAAATTCTGCATTTAATTTAAGAGTTGGAAAGTTGGATAATGAAGCAAATGTGAAATCTGTCTGATTGGTATCTTTTGAAAGATTGAATGTATGCGTTATTCTACTAGGGAAATCAACATTAATCATAAAATAAGTACCATCCATTGATTCTACAATTGCATAGTACCTTCCTCCAAAGATTTTATAGTTCACATAGCCATGCATCGATAGGGTAAGCGTTTTTTGAAACTTATAACGCTCATCCAATGATGTTTCCTCATTAAATTGAATATTGAAACCATTGATACGAAGTGGAAGTTCTGTCAACCCACTAATATATGCTTCACCATTATCAATTATAACATCTTTAAGATGTTCCTCTGATACAAGGTAAAGCACTGGTTTTAGTTTGTTGTAACTGTATCTACAAGTTCCACCAGTTTTTTGTAAGTAGTCACTAACTGCCATAAAATATGTTTATTAAAAAAATAATCTTTTAGTAAACATATTAAAATGGGAAAGATAGTAAATGAAGATGGCGTTCTTTGGTATGTCGAGAAGAAACATATGTCAGGCATATGGCATATAGGAAAAAAATATATAGGTCTTGCAGAAAAACCAAAGGAAGATAAGAAAGTTAAGAAAACAAAAAAGGTTGAAGATGAATAATCCTCAACCTTTGTTTTTTTTTGTACAACCCTAATTAGCTAGCGACTTTGCCAAGGAATGTTTCAACATAATCATCAGCCAATGGAAGTGGACTCTCAGCAATATTACCTGAAAGAACAATCTGCAAACCATTGGTATCGCTTCCGCCTGCAAGAGTTGCAGTTTCAGCCTCAAGTGGAGAAATTCTACCAAATGCAAGATAATTTCCATCAGCAGTTTTAACAACCACTAGATATCTTCCCAATGAAAGAGCATCCAAAGAACCATGCATACAAGCATCATATTTACCTGCTACATTGAAAGTAATAGATGCATTTCTGTATTTGTTACCATTATCTTCAACAACAAGAGTATCTTCAAAAGAAGCACTATTCTTAGTTGGTTCGATATGATATACATTTTTACCATCCTTAAAGCCAATAGCAGTAATCTCTTCACCACCTTCACAACCTGAAGTGCTTGCAGTAGTAGTTCCACTTATATCCTCATAGTTAACCAAATAAAGGTCAACAATCTCAGGAAGTGAATAGCCACAAGAGGTTGTACGAAGTAAGTTTCTATTTAAAGCACAAATAGCCATAATTATATAATTATTTTAATTTATTATTTTCTTTTTTATAAGGTGGTAAGTCGAATTACTTACCACCATTCAACTATTTAATGGTTTTCGTTGATTAAGCAGTTTTGCCAAAAACGAATAACTCAGGAAGTATAATACCAACTGCTATGTTGGAGATAGCAAGAATACGGAACATATTGTCACCAGTTGTATCTCTCATATCAATAAGTTTATATTCCAAATGACTATCAAATGTGTCATAACCAAGAACAAGGTTTCTTGATGGACCAACTATGATAGTGTTTCTAGACTGCATTGTAGGAACAACCTCGAAGCCCATAATGTAAATTCTACCATTCTCTCTAGCATAGTTAGAGAAGATAGATTCCTTATTTGGGCAACAAATCTTACCTAATGCAACCTCTAACAAACGAACGTCTGCATGGTTCATAAAGATTTTGTAACCTTCAGTGTCAACCTCTGCATTTCCAGCTACTGTAAGAGCCTTGTCAATAGCAGCCTCAACCTGAGCAACCACATTGTCAACAGTGAATGCAGAAATAGTCATAGTGTTTGCAGTTGTCAAAGCACCAAGTTTCTTCTCAATACCATCAACAGCCTTAAGATAAGTCTTAGTTGTTGCAGTTCTACCTGTATCACCTGCCCAGAAGATTTCCTGATATTCTTTGCTCATCTTCTGACGAAGTTTGCCAAAGTACCATTCTGCGAATGTCTGAGGAATTCCACCTCTTAAACTGATTTCAGTCTGGTCAACAAGGAAAGTGTTCCAGAAAGTGTCATAACAGTTCTCTTGGTTAACCTTGATAGCTGCTGGCTCAATGAATGATTCTGCCAAAGATGCAGCGCCTGCTGGGGTGAATGGACAAGTATATAACTGCCAAGCATCACCAATCTCACCAGTATACATCTTCATCTTACCTTTAACACCATCCATAAAGGTAATACCATACTGACGAAGGTCTATATCATAAATATCCTTTGAGAAAATCTCTTGGGCTTCTTTACCACAATATGTAAGACCTGATACATTTATGAAATTTGCCATAATTAATTATGTTATTAGATTATTATTTTTAAAATTATTTTATTTAAACATACTACATTTTTTATTGCTAGGATATGTATGCTCTCATTTGCTCTCTCCAAGCAGCATATGTGTCCTTTGGATTAGGTTTTGCGGTTGTTGAAACAGGCTTTGCTGATGGCTGTTTTCCCAAATCCTTAATCTTGCTCTGCAATCCTGAATTCATTTCCTTCAATGCAGCAATTTCTTCTTTCAAATTGTTGATTAATTCTTCCAAATGATTGTCCTCTTTCTTTGGTTCTTCCTTTGGTTCTTCTTTAGGCTCATTTTTAGGCTCTACAGGCTCTTCTTTTGGTTCTTCCTTAACCTCTGTAGGCTCTTCCACTTTTGGCTCTTCTACAGGGGTTTCTGTAGGTTTTTCCTCTTCCAACTCAACGTTTGTTGGCTCAACCTCATTTACCTCTTCCTCCTTTTCTACTTCCTTACCAAGGGCTTCATTAATAACTTTCTTTAGTTTTGCCCAGAATGTTTCGTTTTCTACTTCCATTGTTTCGTTATTTTCAACTTTATTAAATTCTTCAAGGCTAACAAGACTCTCCACTGAGAATCCTTTCAACTCACCTTCCTTAATTCTATTCCAAGTATCAACATTGTTGACCTTCATTGCAACCATCCAAGTTCCTTCAGGTACATTGAAGCCAAGAGCATTTGCCTTATCCTTATATGAATCAGCAACAATCCAACTTTCCACAACGCATACTTCATCAACCTTATCCTGATGTTGAAGGGAAACATTGTATTGTCTGAAATCCTTCATATAATCATTTTCCATCTTCTCAATGGATTCCTTTGAGAATGAAAGATAATACTCATTCTCGCCATTGTTTCTGTAAATGTCCTTGTCAGGGATTAAAGCAGGGCCATAAACAAGATATTTCTCATTTGATTCAAGAAATACCTGTTCCTTTTCCTCTTCATCCTTTTTCATATGAATGAAATCAACCTCAATTGCGGGTTCTGAAACCAAACTTATTGCCATTGTTTCAGAATCTAAACCAACCTTATATTTCTTAATTTTCTTTGCCATATTTGTACAAATATTTTATTAAACATATGTAGTTACAAAAAATGGGCTGATATTCACCTATCAGCCCTTATACAGTCCATATGCAAGGTAGCGAGCCCGGCGCCCTAAACTGTGTATTTCCTCATAATATCAATTATGATTCTTTCCTTTGTCTGTTGAAGACGTTTAAAAAGTGCGTTATACATCTTTCTTGATTCCAACACCTTTCCAACCTCCTTATTCTTACCGACAATTAAACACCCTTCGGTATCTTTTGCAGTGTTGCCAGAATGAATTCTGATTCCTGAATAACCTTTCACACCTTCAATGATTGGCATTGGCTTCTTATACTTTGGACTCCAAGTAATAAATACCTTATATATTCCTGTTGGAATGGCTGTTTCACCTTTTACCTTCTTTTCAAGTATTTCCTTTTCATCCATTTCATCCTTTAAGCCCCTGTCAGTGTCTTCGATGGTGTCACAAAAGTAAACTCCATCGATATACAACTTACCAATGCAATAGGTTGGTCTATTCGCTATCCTTACCAGTGTCAATCTCATCTTTATCAATATAATATCCTTCAGGACTTGCTGTCCATATTATTCTTCCTTGGTTAACTCCATTATAGTAAAATGCATAACCTTCTGGAGCAACATATTGGTGATTCCAAGGATTTTTATACATTCCTATACTCATTTTTCTTCACTTTAAACATATTATTTTTGAAAAAAAATGGTGCGAAACCTTAAATCATAAAAGGATTCACACCCGCATCGTACATTGGCTTATAGAATTCATATGTCTTTCTAAAATACCAATTTAAAAACTTTTTTACTTTACTCATATTACTTCACTTTTAAACGTTATTTTAGCCTCTCTGAGGCGTTTTCTTTAAACAGATGGATAACTATGAAGGTACACCTGTTTTAAGGGCTTAAAATTGAAATATGAGCGTTTTGTTGATTTATGCTAATTTTTTTACAAATCAAATGAGCCGCCAAGACCAACATAAGGTTCTAATCCTTTGTATTCAAAACCATAGCCATATCCTGCTTGCACTCCCAAATGGAATCTATTCCAAAAAGTCTTTTTCTTTTCAATATACTTAGTAATTTCGATTGTATTCGTTATAACTTCTTTTGTCTTCCTCAACTGAATTCTTGTTGAGTCGAGATTTGCGTTTATGCCTGAAATATAGTTCTGAATAATGGCTGTGTCGTTCTGTACACATAATGTATCAATATAATGTTTATTTTCAGTTTTTAGTACGGTGTCCTTCCCTTCTTTTGTGTAGAATGTATCTACTCTTGTTTTTATAATCTCTTTTGGAATAGGTTTTTCTTTGAATACTGTTAAAGTGTCAACTTGTCTTATAGTATCACTTACAAAAATGGTATCTGTTTCTCCTATTTTTGGTAATGTCTGAACATACCATAACATACAACCCATTATCAAACATATGAATAAACCTATAACCAGTAAAACGTTATTATTCTTCATCTTCTGGTATTTCTTCAATATCTCCGTTATTTCTTATATTATCCCTCTGTATAATCATTCTCTCAGTATGAGCAAGATGTTTGTCAATATTATGTTTCATTATTCTTGTTTCAGCATTGAAGTACATACTAACACCAAATACTGCTGCTGAATATGTCATTGCCTGACCCAATATCCATAATATACTTTGTTCTGATAATAAAAGTGGAACAAATGCTGCAATGCCTGTCAACAGCCAACCCAATGTAAATGCTGCGCAGGCACTGATTATTGCCAATTTTTCCTTTATATTCAGGTCTTTAAATGTAATTTTCATCTCTTCTTTTTTGTATAAACATACCAATGAAAAAAGGTGGCTGTTAACCACCTTTTCGATTAAAGTCCAGCTAGAGTTTGAACTTGTCTTACTTGTTCTTGTTTGTTGTTTATATCAACAACGCTTACATATATTGGTCTGTTATCCTGATTAATAACAATGTTCTGCAATTGGTCTCTTATATCCAAAGAAGTAGGCAATGTTGGGATATAACCGCCATCTTCAAACTTTGTTCTAACCTTTGAAATACTCTTCTTAACAGAACCAGAAGAAGCATAGAATTCAAGAAGGTCTGATACATCAATCTTTTTCTTCTTTGAGTTGATGAATTCCAACAATGGTGCGTTCATCTGTGTTGAAATCCTGTTGGTGATAAATTCACCACCTTCAACCTCTGCTCTTCCACCTAGGACTTTAACACCACCATCTCTATGTCTGTTTCCAACAATTGTGCCGCCTTCCAATTGACCACCCTTTGCATATGGTTTTGATTTCGCTGCAAGAGCATATTGAACCATTCCCAAGGAAGTTGCCAAAGCACCCATTGCAATACCTACTGGAACAAATGGCTGTGTTGCAAGACCATTGGCTGTTGCCATTGCTGTTGAAACAAGAATTGAAAGAAGATTTCTCTTATATTCAGCCTGTTTCCTCTTCTTATCAAGAGCATCTTGTTTTGCTTGTAGTTTCTCTTGCTCCTTTTCCAACCTCTGCTTTTCTTTTGCAGCGGCTCTTTCTGCCTCCATTTCAGCATTGAGTTGGTCTATTAAGTGTTGTCTTCTATCACCTCTTGATGTTGCAAGTTCGTCTTCAATTGATTCTACATTTGTTTTATGCTCGTTAATAATGTCTTCTTGATAGTTCAACTTATCTTGAAGCATATCATTTTCCCTATCAATCTGTTCTTGCAATTTATCAAACTCATAATCTTGATAATCGTTGATTGCTTGCATTACAGTTTGCACTGCTTGTAGACCCGCTTGAATATAAGTATTAAGAGAGGCAATAAATTCGCCAGGCAAATCTTTAATTTTAAGTTCAACACCGCCCAAAGCCTCTTTTACTTTGTTTTCCAAGTCATTTAACTGGTTTTGAACAAGTTTGAAATCATCAAATGATATTTCATTCTCATCAAGGGCAGTTTGAAGCCTTTGCTTTTGGTTAATAATCTCATTAACTAATGTAATGAAGCCATTTTTTACCTCTTGCAAATTCTTCTTTGTCTTTTTTATATCAACAATTCTGAAATTATTTACAATTGGTTGTCTGCCAAATCTACTATTCAATTCCTGAGAAAAATCAGAGAATTCAGAAATCATTTGATTAAAATTCTCCGCATTAGCATTTCTAAGTTGTTGATTTGTCTGATTTTCTAATGCTAATTCCTCTTGGTCATATTTCTCATTAATGTTTTTGAGTTTTTCCCTGTATTGTTGAGCCTCTTGCAATGAAATATTGAAGAATTGGTCAATATTTAATCTACCTTCTCTTAATGCCTGAGCAAGTTCACCATTTTCGCCAAAATACTTTCCATTTGCTTCAGTAATCTGCTTGTAAAGTTCATCCATTGCTTTCTTCCAAGCATCCGTATCAAAAAGGTTGTTGTCTTCTCTCCATTTATTTAATTGTTCAACCCTATCAGATACGGTTTGAGAGTTTTTCGAAACATATCTTTGTCCAGCATCTTCAATTTCTTGCTTTCTTAAATCATTCAAATGCTTTTTTTGTGCTTCTAACTCGTCTTTATAAGCCTTTTTGGTTAATTCTTTTACATTATTATAGTAATTTTGTCTTTCTCTTAACCTTGTTATAAAAGCATATGTCAAATTTTTAGAATATGAATCATCTTCAAGGGCAACAACTAATTCAGCATCTACTACTTTTCTTAACTCTTCTTTTTCTTTCTTTAATATTTCTATTAAATTGGATGTAGTATCATATGCTTCTTTTTGTTTATCAGAAAAATCTTCATAATATCTAGGAGATTCTTTAAGATTTGCAAGCATTGTATTTTCAGCCCTAGACAATTCCTGTATTACATCAAGATACTTCTTAGCGTTCTCTATGTCTTCTTTTTTGTACTCTCTTTCATAATCAAACATAGATGGCTGACGCTTTGTGACATCCTTAACAGCACCATAGTTGGAGAAGTTCCTTGATGTACCAGAAGCCAAATTCCTTTGGTACATATCAAGATTACTTTGTAAAGCATTCTGTATACCCTTGCTAGTATTTTCAAGAATTTGGTTTTCATTTTCGCTAATCAACTGTCTAAGGTCATTATACAATTTCAAATATGTATTTCTAACCTCTTCAGCCCACTTGCGCTTTTCTTCCAACCTTTTCTTGTCATAATACTGTTGCACTTTAAGTACATCAGCACCATATTTCTTTGCCTTAACCAATTCTTGTCTTTCCTCTTCATCCAATTGGCGAAGAATCTTTGCAAGACCATCCTTCATCATCTTAATCTGCAACTCATTCTTATATCTTTCGCCCGCTTCAATCTCAGCAGCCTCTTTCTTATATCTTGAATTGAGTTGTGAAGTCACCTTTCTGGTTGCCTCTTTCTCCTGTTTGTCAAGTGCAGCATTTGCCTTATCAAAACGCTCCTTCTGTTTTGCTCGTTCATCCTTTGTTAAAGCATCATATTGTGCTTTAAGGTTTTCCCTTTGTCTTTGGAAATATGTTTTCTGAGTTTTATCAGCAGCATCAATTATTGAGTTTGCATATTTCTCAAAATTAAGAGAATTCATTGCTGCATCAGAGTTTGCAACAAATTGTCTGATTAACTGTAGCCAGCCATTTAATGCATCACCAAGATTTCCCTTTTCATTGTCAACGATTTCAGGCAATCTAAGAAGAATTGACCTTCTCAAATCATTGTCATTCTGCATAATGCCATTGACAAAATCTTGCAAAGCCTTTCTTCCTTCATCAGTTGTTGTATCAAACTGCTTCATTGTTCCAACCAACTGACCTGCCATAAATTGTTCAAGATGGTTAAGTTCATCTCTTACATCGCTTGCTGACAAATGGCATATTTCAAAGCCTTTGGCGTTTTTATAAACCAATCCTGTATTCTTTGAAACAGCATCATCCAATGCTTTGTAACGCTTTATTAATTCATCAATTGAACCAGCGGCTTCTGTGAAGCCACCAAACATTGTTGTTCCCTTATCATTCTGCAAGAAATTGTTCCAAGATGCAGCACCAGCGTTTTTAACAGCATTTGCAAATGTTGAGTTGTTGGAATTGATGTTCATTCTCTTCTCCAATTCAACGTTTGCTTCTCTTAATGCAGCAGCATATGCCTTTTCATCTTCTATTTGTTTTTCAACAATATTTAATCTGCCAGCATCATATTTTGCTTGGTTCAATTTCAAATTTCTCTCCAAAGAATCGTTTGTTGCATCCAAAGCAGCCTTTAAACGCTGTTCTGATGTTACCAAATCAGCGTTACCCTTTGCCCAATTGCCAATTGCTTCAAATGCTTTCTGTGCAGCCCATACAACACCACTGATTATTGCAACAATACCAATTGAAGCAAGAGCCTTTGCAGCCATAGACAATACATTTATACCAGCTGCAGCTGCTCTTGCAGCAGTGCCTGTTCCCAACAATGAAACGGTAAGCCTCTTCAACTTGAAATTAGCAGCATCAACTTGGTCAAACGATTTTGTGAATACCTTTCCAAAACCTTCTCCAGTTTCCATCTGCTTTCTAATGGTTTCAATACCTTGAAGAACACCCTGAAGAGCAACCAATCTTTGAATTGATTTCTGTATCTCATTATCATCAAAACCAAAGAAAGCCTTTAAGCCATTGCCAACTGAAGCCATTGCGGTGAATGATTGCATCAAATCCATTGCTTCATCCATAGCCTTTGAAGACTTGGTTGCATCATCCATTGCGGACTGCAATTTGTAATACTCACTCCTTAACTCCTTTGCAACTTCTGTATTGCCACTACCAGCAGCCTCCAACCCAATAAGTTCATTCTTCAATGTCTTTGAAGCCTCTCTTGCTGAGTTGAATTCCCTAGTTACACCACCAATGTTTATGGATAATTTCTGCATTCCTTCAAATGCAGATGAATAGTTACCAACGTTTCTTCCAAACTGACCATATGACTGCTCAATCTCCTTTAACTTATCGTTAAGTTCCTTTGCTCTGTCAATCATTTGCTTCATTTGGCCAGAATCACTAACATCAACTGTTTGCATAACAGCCTTAATGTCAGCCAATTCTTGCTTCATTCCAGCAATGGTGTTGGAATAAGTTTTTGCTGCCAATCTTTCAGATGCTGCAATCTGTTTCTGGTCTTTCTCAGTTTCCTTTAAAACATCCTTTGCAGCAAGATAATTCTGATATACTTCCTTTGAGTAAGCAACTCTCTTTTCCTCCAACTGGTTAATCTGCTTCTCCAATTTTGCCTCTTCTGATAATGAAGATGCTTTTGAAGAACCACCAGAAGATTTTGAACCAACACTAACTGTTTTGCCCTCCAAAGCCTTTATTCTTGCTTCAAGGGTCTTCAACGATTCATTAAGGGCATCAACAGCCTTAACGCTCTCAGTTAAACCATTTATTTGAATCTGATACACTTTCTGTGCAGCCATAATTTATAATATTTTTTCTATAAACATATTAAAAAATGGGAGAAATTGCTTTCTCCCACTTACTTACACCTTCTTTATCATTTTTATTTCAGTTGGGTTATTTCCTGTAGGGTCATAACCACTTATTGAAACAGGAATATATAAGTCAGAATCGAAATGAACCATTGCACCATTCTTAATTGATTTATATTCTTCAGGACTTAAATAAACATCAACTTGAACGTAGTTTGAAGCCAAATATGGAGTTATATTGAAGAAATTGTTCAATAAACTTGGCTCTGTCGTTTTATAACTCAAATTGCAAGCCATTGTTCCACCAGTCCAAATGTTTGAAGGAATGTATAAATCAACCCTCTCTCTTGGATATGTTTCAGTCCAAACCCAAGGTATCTCTGTAATTGTCTGACCATCAACTGTATGGGTATATTGTGCTGCTGTTGGTCTAATCCAAAATCTTTGAGATAACCCATATCCATCATGCTTCATTGATTCTCCATAATCATAACCATCAATCATATAGGTGTATTTGCTTATGACTGGCAATCTCAATGTAACAGGGGTCATATATGGATTTAATTGACCATCATAATCAACCTCATACCAATGGAAATTATCATACCAAGAATAAGAGAATTGCAATGATTTCTCAGATTTGCTTGTTTCATAAGCATCATCATTCAATTTTATAATGGTATATCCTGAATCTCCTGATGCTTTCCAATTTGGGTCATTTAATATTGATTCATCACCACCAGCTGCTTCAACAACTGACCTCTCAAAACCCCACTCATCAGTATCAATCTTATATTTAACTGCCATTTCTGCTGGATAATTGATTCTTGATGCTTCAGCATCTGCTGAATTAACTCTGTCATCAATATCAACAGCATATGACATATTCCTATTTATTGGCTTCTTAACGTTTATATCAACGTTTGTTCCATTCTGAATTACTTCCAAGTTGAAAGCATCTATTACATTCTGAAGCCATTCTGAAATCTTCTTTTCAGCATTCAAGAAATTACTTAATTTCAAATTAATATCGAAATCAGTTGCATGGTTTACATCATATCCCCTGACATATGCATAAGCCTTTGGAGAAATTGCCTCAATTGATAAGTTATAGTCAGCCTGTACATTATATTGCACTTGGTCTCCATTATGCGTATAATCCCTTTGAATTGCAAATAATTGAAGAACATCATTCTTATTCAAATGAACCAGACATTGAATCTGACCATTCATTGCAGTGTTGTTGCTCTGATAGAAATTAAATGAGTTTGCATAGTTGTTCTGATTATGATTTGAAGGTGTCGTTGTAATATTCCAATCAGGTACACCATCTACTCTTCTACCTGTATTTGCTTTCCAATAACCAGGTTGCAATGGATATAAAGCATCATATCTCTCACTAATGGTCTTTGACCAAGAATAGCCATTCTTGATTACAGCAGGACAACCACCACCATTATCATTTCCCATTGATGTGAATCCAAGAATAAAATCAGAATTAACAGCTGGGTCATATGCCATTATGTCACCATTATTGAAGAGATAACCCATATTATTACCATCCTCAAAGTTATACAAACTCTTGTTCAATTCATCGCCAAATCTTGTTATATCAGTTACTGGAGCATAATACCAATCCAAGAAAGAACCCTTAAGAACAGGGTTATCACCATAGTACCAAGCAGAACCGCACTTCTCATGTGGGAAAGTGCTGTAGATGTTCCAATAGTTTGTTGTCTGTCCCTCATCGCCCAATACTGTAGTATGACCTGGAACGCCATCACCCAAGATAAAGTTATTCTGTCCTTTTATTAATTCCAAATTATCATCATAGTTCCTAACCAACTGTATTTCAAATGGCATAAACTTTCTTCCGTTTACAGGTATTTCAACCTCTCCCATTTTCATTTCAGCACCATCGCCAATAAACCATTGATTTGCTTGAAAACTTGTTTGTGAAGAATTAATCTTGCTATTACCTGATAATGTAATCTTATAGAAACCATCTGCTGGGATTACAATTATATGCTCATATGGTTGGTATAGATAAGATGGGTTTGAAACACTTACAGTACCTTCATCCAACATATCATATACCTGTATCTCATTGAAGTTCCAATTATAATTCACAAACTTTCCTTGTTCATCCATACCTCCACCAATTCTGAAATATGGGAAATTAAGGCTCTGAGTGTATGCGCTACCATTCATAGGTGTTGACCAAGAAACAGATAATTCAACCTTACCAAACTTTGGATTTCCCAAGTTATATGTTGGAGATTGTTCATCTGCCAAATTGCAACTCATAAATATATCCCTCAATAGTGCGTTATTGAAGATATTACCTGATACATTATAACCCTTATATTGGAATGCCTTTTTAATTGTTTCCAATAATGACAATGAAGGGGCAAAACTCTCAACGTACCATCTGTTATATTGGTCAAAATCAAACTTTGATGAATAATCATTTGCAACCTCATCTTGGTTATAAGGGGCTTTTTGGAATACACCATATGAAGCCAATGGGAAACACACCTCATTGTTTGTTCCTTCAGTTATGCCTGAATTATAATAGTTAATTGTATAATCACCATCACCAGCGCCATTGAAAGGAATCTCCCAAGGAATGTTTGTCATCACATCTTCACCAAATATATCTTCAATGTTGTATTGCTTAACGCTGACCAAATTGCATTGGTACATTCCCTTCTTAAAACCATTCAACGTCAACGAACCTTCAAATATAACAGAACCATCAGCATACACTTCAGCATTCCATCTCTGGTGAAACTTGTTCAACCTTGAAAGATTGTTCGCATAATCGAATACCTTATCATTATTTGGTGTTGAAGGTAACTCAAACTCAAATGAATAATCAGCCTGAGTTGATGTAATCTTCTCAGGGTCATATAAAACGCTCTGGAACCTCAGATTTAATGACTTCTGAGATTCCAAATCCATCTTATGCTTATTTATATATAACTCAATGTAATGCTCTTTGTAAACCATATCTTAAATATTGTTAAATTATGCTTGGTTCTTGTGAATAATGATACTTCAATGTTGCCTCATATACATTGTTATTATCTGTTTCATCAACTGATAAACTATCAATTATAATGGTATAGAATTCACCATTTATTTCAGTCCAAATGTTACCTGATTGAAGCAAATCATTAAAGATATATTTTCCATCATTCTCAAATAAATGAGATTTAAGAGTAACTGTATACTTAACCTTGTTATCATATGCTTTCTCCAACTCATTCAATGGTTTATCAAACAATGAATCAGTGTAATAACCAAAGATGTTCTTTTCATATGTTGTTGTTTCAACATCCCTTGTTTCTGATTTCTGTCCAGTAAAATCGAAGAAACTAATACCACCATATGAATTTCTCCAATAAACTCTCTGATAATACTCTGTAGCCTTAATTGGCTTTATAACCTTGTATCTAATCTTGAAATTGCCAATTGTAAGGTCAATGTAGAAAGCCTGTTGGAAATAAGCATATCCTGAGTGGTTCAATGTATATTTCAAATCAATCAATGAATTGCTACTGCATCTAAATGTAGATGTAATATCATAACTGTTTATTCTATTGAATGCTGAATCAAGATAATCAATCTGATATGTAAATCCACCATTATTACCTGTATACAATGATATGTCAATCTCAGGCTTGTATAAGTACAATATGGTGTTGTTATCAGCATCTTGGTTCTCACCTCTTGAATAGTTCTGAGCAATGTTTGCATAATCATTAAATAGGTATTTATTGCCCTGATTACACATATATCCAACTGAAGCATAGTTTGCATCAATATTGCCAAGCAACTGATAATTGCCATTAATGATTGAAGAAATCCTGAATGTATATGGAACAATCTTTCCATATTCTGCGAATGTTGTAATAACAGGTGACATATTAAATGCTGCTTCACCACCATAGAAGTTCTTCTCCAGTGTTGTTACATATTCACTATCTGCATATACATCAACATCAATCTTTGAACCATATAAATCAGATATTGCAGAACCATCAGTACCAATCGCTGTCATATATGTTGAAGAGATGTTATAATCAAGATAGTTCTGAGTGGCTGACCAGATAACACCAACAGCCTTTGCTGTCAATATAACCATATTGGTGTCATGCTCAATGTTGAAATTTGCAGCAACTGTTGGGCAATTCCTTAATGCTCTTGCAACAGATGCAGCAGTTGATGTTGTGGAGTTGCTGACATAGAAATTCTTGTTCAACGCATTGGAAGGATTTAACACATTTGAAATGGTTTCTCCTAGGAATGTAATGTACCACTGATTATCAGCAGTTGTTGCTGTTGAGAAATCAGCAATGAATTGGAATGTCATTGTTGCATATGTGCCACCATCCGCATCCTCAACCTTCAATATGTTTGGAATGTCAGTAAACGTTATAAGGTTACTGGCCAATTCCATATTATTATATGTAATATTCATTATTTAAAGAAATTATCAATTTGTTCCATTATTTTATCAAATATGCTATCAGCCCAATTATCATCCCATCTTTCATCAAGTTCCTCAAAGATGTATGCCATAAATGGTCTTGGCTTTATTCCATCCCTACTGATTGCCCTTCTAATCAGATATATGGTTGAATTGTCAGTTGGAATGCCCCTCTTCCTTGCCCATTTAACAATTGGTTCAACTGGTGGAAACTTTGCTCCCGCCCTTCTTCCTGATTCAATGAAAACCAAATAATCATTCAACATAAGGTCAAAGACAATATCACCATCATTGGTTGCCTTTACCTGAAGTGTCTTGTATAACTCTGAATCAGGGGCAATGGTATTCCTTCCAACCTTCTCATTTATAAGATTGTTGGATTCCAATATCATTCTCGCAATCGAAAGAATGTCATTGGCAATTGCCTTTATAACCTTGTCCAAACTCTCTTCCATTAACAACCACTCCTAGGTAGATTTATTGGTCTGAGGTCAATATCACCAACCTCATCTGTGTCCAAATCAATTTCATTATCTGGTTCTGGTGTATATGGCTCGCCAAAGTTATCTTCCATCGTACACATATCAACACCATTTGGAATCTCCAATATCAACGATAGTTTAACACCTGCGTTTGATTGGTCTGTATACCTTGATAACGTCAAAATTGAATAATCGTAAACTCTAACTATTCCTTTCAATTCATCCCTTGTATCTATCCAAGCCAAAACATTGATAGCAACATTATAGCATTTATCCTGAATATCCAATATGCTATCAGGTGTATTCTCTGGAAAACCCAATATATATATTTCATATTGAGCCTTTACAATATTTGTTGTAAGGTTGAACTGATGCAATGATATATCATCTATATAACATTGTATTGTATTATAGTTATGTTGATGATTATTCAAGTCATCACCTTGGTATTTAACGAAATTTACGCCCTTGAAACGACTTAATGCGTCTTTTATGACGTTTACAACATCTTTATATATCATTTTATTTCTTTTTTACGATTATTTTTTGTATATTTGAACTATATCTAATATTTATTTTAAACATATCAAACTATGGAAGAAAGGATATATTTGGAAGTATAATTAAGAATTGTGTTAAAAATGTTAATTCAGTTGCATTTCAAACAAATATATATTATCATCCAACCGTTCAATGGTTCGGGAGAATAATTGAACACCCAATAAAAATTCTTTCATAAAAAAAGGGTAGGTTAATTCCTACCCTTTGATTTTGCTTTCCTTAATGTTTCTTGGAACTGGTCTTCAACCTGTTCCATATCTCCCTTCTGAATCAAATAAGTTAAATAGGTAAACGCATCAGTTAAATATGTTTGATTGATTTGAGGGATTTTCTCAATTTTTTCATCTGCCAATTCAAAGACAACCTTTTGGAAGCCCCAATCTTCTGAGAACTGTCTATAGTCTGCTGAATGTGGCTTATGGCGTTTTCCACCTGTGAATACAATTGGGAAGGTGTCTCTAACGTTATGTATAAGTCCAAAAAAAAACTCACAATTGGCAATATCTTTGTAACAGGTTGATTCTCAAACATTTCCTTTCTCTTATCAAACACTTCAGCCTCATATGTTGAATCATATATCTCTCCTTCCTTTCTGCATAATATGGCCAAGATTGAAGCATAATCATGTTTATCAGCCTTTAATACTGTATCAACAGCAACATATTCACCCAATTTCAACTTCTCCATCACATTAATCTTATACTCAACACCATCTATCGTTATCTTATTTGAAGCCTCTCCAACTTCTGGCGTTGTTGTAAGAAATATCAAATGAGTTAAAATTGTATCAAGAAACTCTGCTGGCAATGCATTAATCTCATCCCAATCCTTATTTGTAAGGATATGAAGAACCTCCCTAACATCAAATTCCTTCGTTTCCTTATCCTCATAGTACTTCTCAATCTCTTGGTATATCTTTAATGTAATGTCATCCCACTTCGTTGGAACATTCCACTTTCCAAAATCCTTAATTACTTCCTTATCCATCTTAATATAAATGCGGTATTATCTTATTAACAAAATCAATTGAAGGTGAACCTGATAATTTGAAATCCTTCCTACATTGCAAGCATATTCCCAACGATGTAACAGTATCATCATGATAGCCATCCCTTGCAGCATATGTAATATTGCCCGCTTTTGTAATTTTAAAGGAAAATGTGCTCAATTCTGAATACAATAACCTGTTATCTTCCTCAAAATGTATCTCATTGTTAGCAATATCGACTGCCAAAAGAGATATATACTGCTTTTTCGTCTCATTTGTCGTTGTAAATGTGTAAAAATTGCTCTTATTTGCCAATTTCTTCTTAATTTCATTGGCCATAACCTCACCAATTGAGTTATTTTCAATATATGTTGCTACTGGATGATAATCATTGATGATTTTCGCAATCTTTTCATATTTTACATCCAAACTTCCATCAATTTTATACTGCTTTACCTGATTATCTTGGTTAATAATTGATACAATTGTGTTATCATCACCAACTGATGAAGGGTCAATCCCAATCCAACACCTTCCTCCTGAGTATTTTCCATCAAAACAGGTCTCAAAATTTGGAAATACTGTTAATGCATTGTCCAAAAACTCAACCTCAAACTCCTGTTTGAATGCCAAAGGTGGATAACCCCTCTTTAATTCCTCAATCTCTTCCTTTGTAATAAGGTCATCATCATATATCGATGCTGTTAACTCACTATAACCCTTTTCCCCATTGAAAGCCTTAAGATATAAATCATAATACATCCCCTGTCTTCCATTTGGTGTACTAATTACTAGTACTTTTGGCTTTCTCGCCTTAATGATTGGGAATATGACATTATAATATGGGTCTTCACCTGATGGTAACTCCCTTGGAAAGAAAGCTGCCTCATCCATTACCAATAATCCACTAACTGTATTACCTCTTATTGATACAGGAGATTCCATTGAAAAGAACTTTAATGTTGAACCGTATACTGATTCAATCTTTAAATCTGATGCATTTGCCTTTTTTATTATTCCTGTTGATTCCAATAATTGAACCAATTCAGCAAATACCTTCTTACCCTGAGAAAATGTTGGTGATATATA